AAAGCAAAGGCTCTGTATAAGAAGGCAAACCCAACTATGAAAGATTTACAAGAAATACAAAATCACATTATTTTAGCACTGACAACAGGTAAGCATATACCGCCAAGGCGATTACTCGATTATACGGAATTCAAAATCAAGAATGTGGATAAGGCTAAGGATAATTACTATGATAAAGGGACGCTGGTATTTAACCGATTTAAGGGCAGCGACGAAAAAGAACCGCAAAGAATTGTTGCCCCACGAAAGCTACAAGCAATCATGAGGAAGTGGATAGAAACAAACCCCACAGACCATTTACTCTTTGATAACAAAGGCGGAGAGCTAAAGAACACGCAGTTAACACAAAGATTAAATAAAATTTTTGGCGGTAAAATATCCGTTAATGCTATCCGTCACACATATTTAACAGACAAGTATGGCGACACGATAAAGAAAGCAAAGGAAATCAAAGAGACTATGGAAGAGATGGGTAGTAGTGCAAACATGTTAAAAAACTATGTCAAAGAAGAATAAAATGTCAGCAACTATATATGGATAGTGAAGACCAAATATTCTGGACGTTCTTTATAACAACAATGTGTGGGTTTATTATTACCATAACAAGACAAATGTATAAGTCCAAATGTAGCAAGGTATCACTTTGTGGAATCACAATTGAGCGAGACGTTCAAGCAGAGATAGAATTAGACGAGCAAACTATTCATCAACAGCAATCAACTAATGATTTAGAAAATATTAAATCTCCAACATCTCCAAGAAATAATCATGTATAATTATATATGAGAGTATATAAAATTATATTGTTTAATTATATAGTATGCCTTATAAGATTTTGAAAAGGGGTAAAGAATATATTTTGAAAAGTCCCACACAAGAATACAAACATAAGACTCTTGCAAAAGCCAAAGCACAAAAGCGTTTATTAGAAGAGAGAGAAGCCAAGGTTGTGCAAAGAGTGAGTCAAAAACAAGCAGTCAAAACAAATGTTGTTGTCAATGTAGCTCCAAGTACAAAAAGGCGAAACTATGGAGCGACGAGAGCTGTTGCACGGCCAGACAAAGCACCTGTTCCAGAGAGGATACAAATGCTGCCAGCTGCTTTGCCAAGTGCACAACAAATCGCATACGAATTGCAAGTATTAAATCGCAGTCAGCATTTGCCAAGAACCGATATTTTAGAAAGAAGGACAATCCCAACACAACCCGAAATTGTGCTACAACCAAGACCCATCCCAGTTCCTGTAATAGACCCAACAAAATATACATATGACAGAGAAGTTCCAGATTATTTTTTGAGACCAGACTTATTCGAACCAGAAATACAAATACCAGTTGCTGACGTACCACAAGAACAAAGAGAAGTAACTGATTTTGATTTTATGAGTGTTACAGAATTAAGACGTCAATTAAGAGAGAGAAATATACCTGGGGGCTATAAAATGAGGAAGCAAGAAATGATCGATTTATTGAAAAAACTATAATCATTTATTTTTTCACATGTTATTATATAATGTATGAAATAACATCATGGACTAAAAGACAAGCGAAGCGTTTAGGCTATAAAGTAAAACCTTCAACCAATCCCAAAAAAAAGATAGACGTGTTTAAGGATGATAAAAAAGTAGGCAGCATTGGAGCAAAAAATTACGGCGACTATGGAACGTATCTCAAAACAAAAGGCAAAGACTTTGCAGACAAGAAACGCAAGAGCTATTTAGCCAGAACAAAATGGTGTGATAAACCAAACACTGATTGTCGATTAGCACGTACCCTTCTCTGGTGATATAATATTACTCTAATATATATGTCATCACAAATATTTAAATTTAACCCGCCCATAGACATGTTAATGGATATACTTACAAATTATGCTCACAATGATAATAACAAAAGATATATTATAGATTATCATAGTTTTAAGAAAATAGTTTATCACGAATATCATAAATTATGGTTATCAAAATTACAACCTTATTATTTTCAATGCAAAACAATCTATGTAACAAGAGAATTTACATATATAAATTTTATTACGATAATAAGACAGCTTTGTAAATTCTTTGGAATAAGATACGAATACGAACATGATAAATGTATAAGTCATAAATTTAAGAAATATTACTTGTATTTAAACAATTAAATGCTAAAATGATAAAAAAAGCATATAATTAACTAAAAAAGTGCTTAAATAATGTATTAAAATATTTTAATTACTTATATTATTAAATTTATTGTTTAATTAGTGCTATTTATCTTGTTTTTTTATCATTTAATATGTTTTTTGTTTAATATTTTATACTACACGATAATAATTATATATAATATTTATATATGTCTCTAACTATTAAGAAGTGTGCTAAACCCAATTTACCAATATGTCACATGTCATGTGATAATCCACTACATCCCAAACTAAATGACTTTCCAATGACAGAATGTTGCTTACAATCACATTCTACGACTGCCATAATTGGAAAACCAAAATCCGGAAAGTCATCTATGCTGTGGTCTTGGTTTAAGAGTCCCAAACTTTTGAAGAAGTGTTTTAATACAATATTCTATATAGCCCCTGCAAATTCTATGGAATCCATGTCGGACAATATTTTTGGGAAACAATTACCCGAAAATCAAATCTTTGATGAACTCAACGGAGAAGTTTTAGACGAAATAATAGAGAGATGTAAGAACCGAGAAGAGGGTGATAAAATTGCAATTATTATCGATGATATGGGTTCTCAGCTCAAGCGGCAGGATGTCATGATCCGGTTAAAACAAATCGCACAGAACAAACGTCATATGGGAATATATCAAACATTTATTTTGCTACAAACTTGGAAATCTTGCCCTTTTGAAATACGCAGATTGTATGACAATATATTTACATTTAAGATAAGTGCAAATGAAATGGATAGTTTGATGACTGAAATATTAGCACATATGAAACCATACGCAGAACCATTACAGAAGATGGTGTTTGACAAACCACATACTGCTCTTGGAATTAACACAGCAAGCGGTCGCCTATTCAAGAACTTTGATGAAATTATTTTCAACGAAGAATAAAATATAATATAAATATATAATGTCATTTTTCCGTAAAGCATTTAGAAGCGTCGGTCACGCATTATCAAAAGGCGTTAATGAAGTCGGTTCTGCATTCCGCAAAGGTGGGAATGTAATCGCAAGGGGTCTGGGGGGCATGGCGGGTGGCAGTCTGGGTGCAGAACTTGGTTCGGGTCTTGCCCTAGCAATTGGTCAACCAGAATTGGTTCCAGCATTTGCTGCTGCGGGAGGACTTGTCGGTAGAGTGGGGGGGTCAGAACTTTCTGGAAGAATTGAAACAACTACTCGAGGCATAGCATCGGGCAAACGTCCACTATTGGGACAAAACGTCCATAACGTTCAAAGAGCACATGAAATGATGGGTGCTTTACCCATTCCCGATGGAAAGTTTTTTCATGTACAATATCCAGAAAAGAAGAAGGCTATGGTCGGGGTCGGCGGCGGCGGACAGCGACGCATGATGAGTCCAGAACAAAAGAGAAATGAGTTGGAGAAAATGAGAACCCAACAAAAAGAAAGACAACTTTTTGTATAAAATAATTATATTATAGTATTATATATATTATGAGTTTTAACGTAGTATTGAGAAGTGCTGATTCTATATCATACGCAAGTGGAAAAGCTCAGTTCAAAGTTCATTGGGGTCAGTTCTTAACTGATGGAGCAAAATATAAACTTTCTTTTTCTTTTATCAGTGAAGTTGTTGCTACTCTCGACCATACAGATTTATATGAACTTCATTTAGACAATATTGGAGCAACTCCCAAAATGATAGCTGGAGGTGATCGAAACTCTTCTACATCCATGGCTGTTGGTTTTATATATAGTGAAGAGCCCCACTCAACAGGGGCTTCTGCTGATGCCCGACTCCGAGCTGAGTATAGCACAACTCCCCCAGTTGATTTACTTGGTCGACCCGATTTAGAGGTATGCACTGTTTCTTTTCGGGATATTACTGGTGCTTTAAGTGCTAAAACTCCAGCGTTTACTTTGTTCCTTCGCTTTGAACATTGTGGTTGTGTTTAAAAATATATAAAGAGATGAACGGAGTTATATATATTATGAACGGAGTTATATATAGAATATATTGTAATGATGAAAATATTAAAGAGTGTTATATAGGTAGCACATGTAATTTTAAAAAAAGAAAGACGGGTCATATTAACAAATGTAATGATGTAAGTAATAGAGAGTATAATAAAAAAATTTATCAGTTCATTAGAGAAAACGGAGGTTTTAAAAATTTTGATTTTGAAATTTTAGAAACATTAGAAACTAATGATAAGGATATATTACATCAAAAAGAATTCCAATGGATTAATAAATATGATTGTAATTTAAACGAAATTAAACCGCATCTTTTTAAAAGTAAAAAGGAATATGACGCAGAATATAATAA